ATGGCTGGAAAGCTTCATGGCTTCCTGAATCGCGATGGCCGCTACTTCTCTCGGCTGGTGATTCCGAAAGAATTACGCCCCTATCTCGAAAACAAAACTGAGCTTCGGGAGCCTCTTGGGCCGGACCTGCGAGCCGCCAAAGCAAAACATTTTGGCGCGATGGCACAAATCCAAGCGCGCATTGCAGAGGCGCGGCGCCACCATGAGAATGCGACGGGCAAGCCGACGAGTGTCCCCTACCCGCTTTCTGCTGAAGAGATCGCGGCTAGGCACTATCAATCACTCGTCGCATTTGATTCCGAGCTTCGCGACACTCATCCGGCCTATGCAAACGCAGACATCGACGACGTGCGCGTCGCGGTGCTTCGGGACGGTATTGCTGGCAAACTAACCGACACCGAGCTTCAAGAAGTTGTCGGGAGCGCCGCCGAACGCTTTCGATACCGCGGAAACACAAATGCAATGGTCGGCTCGACAGAATGGCGAGTGATAGCACGCGCTCTATGTGTTGCGGAGCTTGAGTTTACCGCTCGAAAGGTGGAGCGGGACGAAGGGGATTTCACCGGTAGCCCCGAAAACCCTATGCTGACCAAGGCTCTCGCTAAGGAGCCAGAGAACATCAACAAAGCCGAGTTCAACGAAATAAAGTTCGAGGATATTATCCAAGAGCAAATACGTGTCACCGATATGGGACTTGGCAAAAATCGCTTATCCCCGGCGACTTTGAAAAAGTATCGAGCGGCAGCTTGGGATTTTGAGCAGTCCCGCCGTGGGAAGAAGGTCGCAACGATCACCCTGGCTGAAGGCGAAGCGTGGCGAGACAAAATGCTCACTAGCGGCGAACTTACTAGAAAGACGATTCTGGACAAACTTGCCGCGATCCGAGCCATCATGGCTTGGGGACAAAAGCAGAGCAAAGGCACGCTTTTCCCGAACGGTATGCCGTTCGAACACCTAGATCTTCCCGTTCAGGAAGTGCGCGATAGCTCCGACAGGACTTACAGCCTTGAACAGGCGCGCAAGGTTCTGATCGCCGCTAGGGCCGAAACGCGCCCTTCTTATCGCTGGTCGTCGTGGCTCGTCGCCTATTCGGGGATGCGCATCAATGAAGCGCTTCAATTGTGCAAGGAGGACTTCTTTGCCGTCGAAGGAAGATGGTTCTATCACATCAGAGTTGGAGAAGGGCGAACAACGAAAACGCGCAAGTCGCGTAAGGTGCCACTCCACAATGCGCTTATCGATGAGGGCTTTCTGACGTTTTTGCACGCGGCACCGACAGGGAAGCTTTTCCCGGGCGGGAGCGCACACGATAATCGCATACGTGAGTGGATCCACGAGGGCCCATTGAAAGGCGATCCGAACCCACCTGCCCCGAATCATGGCTTTCGCCATCTGTTTGAAGATGCGCTTAATGGGGACGTTGGACATCGTGCCGCACTCTATATCACGGGAAGGTCAACCGGCAGTTCAGCGGATGACTATGGCGGCAGCGATATCAAGCTTCTTGAGCTTGCGGCACAGATGGACAAGGTTCGCCGCTTCCTTTGATTTTTTTCCTAAAATAATAGGAATTTTTTCATTTACGGGATTCACAACCGATTCCTCGCATGAGACACTATTGTCCAAGTTCAGCGTAACAGGACGTGATAGTGAATCTTTCCCTGAAAGGATTGGTGCAAAGAGCCTTCGGTTCTCTTAAAGAGCAGAAGGCCCTTTCCCTACTTGATCCAGCAATACTTGACTTGTTTGGCGGAACGCCCACCGCATCCGGCATTGCCGTTACTGGCAATTCCGCGATGCGCGTCCCGGCTGTTCTTCAGGCCGTCCGGCTTATCTCCGAAACTATTGGCTCGCTGCCGTGCAAGCTCTATCAAGAGAGCGACGACGGCAAGGACGCGGCCAAGGATCACGGCGGCTATAAGATCGCGCACAACCGCGCGAACAGTTGGGCAAGTGCAGGTCAGCTTCGCGTTGACCTCACGGTTGACGCGCTCCTTCATGGTGCTGGATATGCGCGTGTGATTCGCGTTGGCAATGAGCGTCCCTATGAGCTTCAGCGGCTTGATCCTTCCAAGGTTCAACGCCTCTTCGAAGATGACGGCGAGCCCTATTATCTGCTTACCATTGATCGCAAACAGGTCCGGCTCTCCTATACCGAAGTCCTTTATATTCCCGCCTTCGCTGGCGTGTCTCCGGTCAAGCTAGGCCGCGAAGCCATCGGTCTTTCTGCCATCCTTGAAAAACAGGCTTCCCGGTTCTTCAACGCCGGGATGCGCCCTAGCGGCATTATCTCGAATGAAAAGCCCCAAGGTGGCGAGGCTGGCGCACAAACCGTCGCCAACATTCTGAAGTCTTGGCGCGCGTGGATTGGCAATACTTCCGGTGATCCGCTCATTCTGGACGCCGGTTGGAAGTTCGACGCGCCGACGATGACGAGCACCGACGCTCAATTCATCGAAAACCGCCTTGAGCAAATCAACGAGATCGCCCGTGTCTTCGGCGTTCCGCCGCACATGCTCTTTCAGCTTGAGCGCGCGACATGGAGCAACGCCGAACAGATGGCGGCAAGCTTCCTTCAGCTTTGCCTTCGGCCTTGGCTCGACAAGTGGCAAGACGCATACGCCACGGTTCTCCTGACCGAAGACGAGCAAGACGACCACTATTTCGAATTCGTCATTGACGACCTTCAACGCGCCGACGCGGCGGGCCGCGCCGAAATCTTCGGTAAGCTCGTTGCTATGCGCGCCATGACTCCGAACGAAGTTCGCGCCGCCATGAACCTCCCGCCCCTCCCCGGTGGTGACGAACTGGCGAACCCCTACACCACGACCGGCGCACCCGCCGACAACGAACCTCCCAAGGAAGCCGCGTAATGCAGCACAGCGCCTATTTTGGTGATGGCGAAAAGACCTTCGCTCTCACCACCGAGATGATTCATGAGCTTGAGCGCAAGAGCGGCGTCGGTATTGGCGCATTTTATCAGCGCCTCATTGCCGGTCAGTTCTACTTTGCCGACCTGATGGAAGTCGTTCGCCTTGGTCTTATCGGCGGCGGCACCTCCCCGGCTGAAGCTCAGACGCTCATAGACACCTACGCCAAGCCGCGCCCGATCAACGAAACCTTCCCACTCGCCCTCGACATTCTGGACGCTCGTTGGAGCGGCAAGCCAGAACCGATCAGCCAGGGCGAAATCGATCCCGCCATCCAAGAAGCGCTCGCGGAGGCGGGGCTATGACCGAACGCCTTGAGATCAAAGCCGCACTCACGGTTGACGATACGGGCGAAATCTCCGGTATCGCGTGGCCGTTCGGCTCACCTGATCGCGTCGGCGACTTGATTGAGAAAGGCGCGATCACCGCGCCTGCCACAGTCCCGATGCTCTTCGCCCACGATCAGGGCCAAGTCATTGGCGTTTGGGACAGCATCACCGAAACCAACGATGGTCTGACCGTCAAAGGCCGTTTGCTTGTGGATGACGTTGAACGGGCTCGCGAAGTTCGCGCCATGATCAAGAGCAAGGCCGTCACCGGTCTTTCGATTGGGTTCGTCACCAAGAGCGCCAAGCCGCGCCAACGTGGTCGGACGATCACAGCCCTAAACCTTCACGAAATTTCAGTTGTCGCGGTCCCCTGCCATCCGGGCGCGCAAATCACGTCGATCAAAGCCGCTGATGGCACGGCACCCCAAAAGGAAACTCAGCATATGGAAAATGAAGAAATCGAGCAGTCGAACGAACAGAAGTCGTTCGAAGCACTTTCGAAGGACATGAAGGCCCTTGTGAGCCGTCTTGACGGCATCGAAGCCAAGGCAAACCGCCTTCGCGGCGTCAATGACAACCACCCGAACGGCGACAATGATAATGGCATCGAACGCAAGGCGTTCGGTGACTTTCTCCGGAGCGGCGAGTTCGACCGCAAGGCGCTAACTGTCGCTAGCGATGCGCCCGGTTACATTCTCGCTCCGGAAGAAACCAGTGCCGAATTCATTCGGAATCTTGTCGAATTCTCGCCGGTTCGTGGCATCGCTGACGTTCGTTCAACCGGCTCACATACTGTCATCCTGCCGAAGCGCCTTACGGTCACGAATGCCAAGTGGAAGGGCGAAGCCGTCGCTTCCGACCCATCCGAACCGACGTTCGACCAGATGGAATTTTCCGTCAAGGAAATGACCACCCACGTTGATGTCGGCAACTGGCTTATCGAAGACGCAAGCCATGACGTTGAAGCAGAAATCCGCCTTGCCCTTGCCGAAGATTTCGGCGCGAAGGAAGGTTTCGCATTCGTCAACGGCAGCGCGGCAGTCGAGCCGAAGGGCTTCATGGCCGAAGCTGGCATTGCCAACAGCTTGAACGGCCACGCGACGAATCTGAACGCAGATTCCCTTATCACGCTCATGTATTCCCTTCCGGGCATCTACCGGAACCGGGGAACGTGGGCCATGAACGGCACGACCTTGGCGACCGTTCGCAAGCTGAAGGACGGGAACGGCAACTATCTGTGGCAGCCGTCGTATCAGGCAGGACAGCCCGAAACGATCCTTGGTCGCCCGGTTGTTGAACTTCTCGATATGCCTGACATCGAAGAGGACGCCTTCCCGATCATCTTCGGCGACTTCAAGGCCGGTTATCGCATCTATGACCGTATCGAGCTTCAGGTTCGCCCGAACCCGTATCTGCTCGCAACGGAAGGACTTGTTCGCTACCACGCTCGTCGCCGCGTTGGCGCTGGCGTGGTTCGCCCTGACGTTTTCCGTAAGCTGAAGATGGCCGCCTAATGTCATTGCGGCTCGCAAATGAGGAAGTGACTTTATCGCACGCTGGCATGGACGTGCGATTGCGCCCCTCGTTGCGAGCCGCAACCCAATTGGAAAGATCGCATGACGGCTTGCCAAATCTTGAGCGCCGTATTTTCGAGTTTCATACCGGCACCGTTCGCGAAATCATCCTCGCGACTGCCATCGATGACCGGATAGCAAGAGAATTTCTTGCACACGTCGATTGCGCGCCCTTGAAGGCCGTCGCTACGGAAGTCATTCCCGCTTTAATCAGCGTTTGCGCTGGCTTCATCCCGCAGCCTCGCAAATCCACCAGTATTGCCGCCAATAGCGCTCCGCAGCCGTTTAGCGAGCTTTATGCCGATCTCTACGAGTATGCGACCGGCTGGCTTGGCTGGACGCCAGACACCGCCTGGAATGCTACACCAACCGAAATCTCACGCGCCTACAGTGCTCACGTCGCCAAGCTCAAAGCCATTCATGGCAGCGACGACGGCGATAGCGAAAAGACCGACCCTAGAACCGAAGTCGCACCTGAAGCCGTCAAGGAAGGCATTGCGCGCCTTCGCCAGCTAGCAAGGCGGCGATAATGGCTAGACCTCCCCGCCTCTGCTCTTGCGGTCAGATTGTCCCGGCTAGCGAACGTTGCCAGTGCCAACGCCAGCAAGACCGTGAACGTAAGGCCCGCCACGATCGGCGCCGCCCTTCAGCCCGTGCGCGCGGCTATAACCACGAGTGGCGGAAAGCACGCGCCGAATACCTGTTAGCTCATCCATATTGCGCCATGCCCGGATGCGGCAAGCCCGCCACCGTCGTTGATCACGTCATCCGGCACAAATGCGACCCAATCCTCTTTTGGCACCGCGCCAACTGGCAACCGCTTTGCGCGCCCTGCCACAACTCTATCAAGCAGCGCTTGGAAAGGAATACCTGATGGAGAAGATCACCCTTCAACCGGGCGTTTGGACGCAGGTTTTCGCAACGCAGTTCATTCAGTCGAAGTCTAATCAATCTGGCCTTCGCGTCTACTACGGGCCGGAAGCACCCGCAGTCGATACCGACGCTTATTTCCTCACTGCTGAGTTTGACCGGAAGCCGTTTCCCCTGCCTGAAGGCATCTTGAGCAGCTTTGTCTACCTCATGCCCGACGAAGACATGCCGATTGACGTGGTGGTGTTCTAAGTATGACGCCCTCCGAACGCGCCCGCCAGATCGACAAGGAAGAGTTTGCTGCCGAAAGCGCAGCGCTGCTGAAGCGCGCACTTGCATACTCTGCTCGGAAGCGTGCGGACGAGCATAGCCGTATGATCGGTGTCGCAGTGCTGGACACCCCACTAAAGAACAAACCGACCCGCCGCCGACCGCCAAGAGGCAAGCTTTTTGAAGTTGGTGGCGTCGAGCGCACTCTCAACCAATGGGCAAACATCGTCGGTATCTCATACGGATCGATGTTCAGCCGCGTAGCATCCTATGGCATCGAGCGCGCTGTTGCGATGGGAGCAAAGGCGGACCGCTGGACGCGCGCCGCCAATAGCAACACCCCGGGGGTGTCTTCCGACTTTGCCCCTTCAAAGGGGACCGGCGCGGGGAGCACCGCACAAGAGATCCCGAATTTAAATTTTTCAGACAAGGCCGAAAACGCATGAGCACCGTCGCGCTATCGCTGGCGAAACAGCACCTTAATATCGACAATTCCGGCGATGACGAGCTTATTCAGCTCTATATCGACGCCGCTGAAGGCTGGCTTGGCAACTACATCGGCAAGCCGTTTTCCGCCTTCGAAACCGTCCCGGCAGATTTGAAATTGGCCGTTTTGAAGCTCGTAGGCTTCTATTATGAGCAGCGGGAAGCCATTGCGCTCGGCATTTCAATGCAGATCGCGCCCTATGGCGTGATCAGCGTAGCCGATTCCTACCGTGAAAAGTGGTTCGGCGATGGCGAGTGAAGACAACGGATTGGCGAAAACGCTAGCCGCGATGGAGCGCGCACGCCGCGCGCCGCGCGAAGCATTGTTGCCGGTCCTGAAGAAATCCGGTGAAGAGCTTGCGGCAGCGCAAAAGGCGCTAGCCGAAACCTCCAAAGACACCGGCGCGCTTATTGAAAGCATCACCGTTACGCTCCCCGGTCAGTCAACGCCGCCTTACTCACAACCGGGCGGCGCGCGTGTCGCGGGTGAGACTGAGGTGATCGTCACCGCTGGCAACAGCGACGTTCGCTATGCGCATCTTGTCGAATACGGCACCTCCAAGGGCGAAGCCCAGCCGTTCTTCTGGGCTGCCCTTCGCCTTCTCCGCAAACGTTTCGACAATCGCAACCGGCGCACCGTCATGAGGGCGCTTCGAGATGCATGGAAAGATCAATGATTGAGCCAACGATAGCACTCCGAACCGCCATCCGCGCCGCCCTTACAGCGTCGCCGGACGTGATCGCGCTTGTGCCCGACACCCATATTCGCGCCGGTGGCACCCGCCCCGACAAGGCGCCGTGCATCATCATGACCGATGGCACGACCGAGTTGCACGGCCAAGACTATACGGCCCAGCGCGCCGCGTGGGTTTACATGGATCTCCATGTCTGGACGCTCGACGCTGGCGAGGATGCAGCCAAGGAAATCGCCTTCGCGGTATCGAATGCGCTCGACAAATCCATGTCGATCGATGGCGGTTACTGCGATCATTTCCGCGTCACACGCACGGCTTACCCACGTGACCCTGACCCGAAATACGGCCATGGCGTGCTGTCTGTCGAAGCCCTAATCCGGTGGATTGTGTAATGCGCGCCGGGAAGCTTGATCGCACGATCTCCGTTGAACGCCTCGCCGAAACCGTAAGTGCTTCCGGCGCGGTATCGTCCGCCTGGACGAATATTGCCACCGTTCGGGCCGAAATCGTTCATCAATCGGCTAGTGAATTCCTGACTGGCTTCGGCGAAGCTCAAGACGGCACAATCATCTTCCGTGTTCGCTACCTTCCCGGCATCAGCACCGCCGACCGTGTGGCCTACAACGGCGCGTCTTATGACCTCAAGGAAATCACCGAGATCGGCAGGCGGCGCGGCCTAGAGCTTAGGGCGGTCGCAACGTCATGACACGCGGCGTAAAGCCTGCCATCACACCGGCAAGCAATCCCGTTTCCAGCGTTCCGAAAGCACCGGCCTATCTCTCGAAAGAGGCAAAGGCGGAATGGCGGCACGTTGCCTCGATCCTAGTCAATGAGCGCAAAGTTCTGACTGAAGCTGATAAAGCGGCGCTTGAAAACTATGTCATCTCCGTTGCCACGATGCGCCAAGCTCACCGTGAGCTTCAGGCTACCGGCCTACTTATCGGCGGCAAACGAAATCCGATCAGCACCATTCTCACGCAAGCGCAGCAGCAACAGCTTCGCGCCGCTGGCGAGCTTGGCCTTACGCCCGCCGCGCGAGGCCGCGCTGCCATGATGGAAGCGGCCGACGATGACAGCGACAATCCGTTGAAGGTGCACTGATGGCAAAAAGCACCTATCCGGCTTGGATCTTCGACGGTAGTCCAATTGACGATCCGTTCGGCTACGGCGAGCGTGCTGTGAAGTTTCTCCGCTTGCTCAAGCATCCGAACAGCACGGCACTAGGCCACTTCTTTCAGCTTTATGATTGGCAAGAACGGATTGTCCGGCGCATCTACGGACCCCGGCACCCGGACGGCAGGCGCATTGTCGAAACTGTTTTCTGGATGATCCCGCGCGGCAACCGCAAAACCAGCCTCGCCGCTGCGCTCGCACTGCTTCACACAATCGGACCGGAGAAGGTTCCGGCTGGACAGGTGATCTTTGCGGCATCCGACCGTGAGCAAGCCGGTCTCGGCTTCAAGGAGGCGGCGAACATCGTCCTTATGGACAAGCGTCTTGTAGCTGCAACCCATATCTATAACGCACATAACAGCCCCAAGAAGATCGTTTTCAAAGCCCAGAACGTCGAACTTCAGGCCATTTCCAGCGATGGCGCTGCTCAGCACGGCAAGACGCCTTCATTCGTGCTTGTCGATGAAATCCATGTTTGGAAAGGCCGCGATCTCTGGGAAGCTCTCAAGTCGGGCATGGTGAAGACCAGCGGCAACCTCATGGTGATCGCCACCACGGCGGGACGTGGTTCCGAGAACCTAGGATATTCCGAGTATGAGTATGCGCGCCGCGTTGCGACCGGCGAGATTCACAATCCGGCCTATCTGCCTATCATCTTCGAAGCCGATCCTTCGGCGGATTGGCGCGACGAGGCCGAATGGCACCGCGTCAATCCCGGCTTGGCGCACGGCTTCCCCAACCTCGACAAGATGCGCACTGCCGCGACGGAGGCGGAACACCGACCTTCCGACCGCGAAGCCTTCCGGCAATTCAACCTCAATATCTGGCAAGCTCAGTCGCGCGACCCGCTCTTCGACATGGCCGTCTACGATGAAGGTCGAACACCTATCGATCTCGCCGACCTCGCCGGACTTCCTTGCTTCATTGGTGTAGATATGTCCGTCAATGGCGACCTCACCGCCGTTGTCTCCGCATGGAGACATGACGACGGGCGCATATTTGTGCACCCTTGGTTTTTCGTCCCCGGCGACGATCTCAAGGGCCGTTCAGAGCGTGATGGCGTTCCATACCAGCAATGGCGCGACGAAGGGCTTATTACTGTCATCGATGGCCCGGTGATCGAACCGGAAGTCGTGGAAACGCGCATTCGCGAGATTTGCGCCGACAATGACAACGTGCAGGAAGTCGCCTTCGATCCGCATCTTGCTCGCCTGACAATGCAACGCCTCTTTGATGACGGTATCCCTACGGTCGAAATGCGCCAAGGCCCGCTTACCATGGGACCGGCTATCGGCACCCTTGAGCGCGTCGTGAACGGTCGCATGATCCGTCACAGCGGCCACCCGGTTCTTCGCCATCACTTTGATAGCGTCGTCGCCAGCCGAAACGACACCGGGCTTGTCCGAATGCACAAGGGCAAGAAGACCGACCGCATAGACGGCGCCGTTGCAGCCGCAATGGCCGTCGCGCGCGCTGCCGCTAACGAAAACCGCAAATCATTCCTCGAATGGGACGCCGACGAATTCGACGCCCTTATGAGAACCGCATAGGAGCCGTTATGGACGATACCCAACGCCTGCTAGTCTCGCTTGAGGCTCGCGTCACCAAATACGAACGGGACTTTGAACGCGCCACCCGCGCCACAAACGACAATTTCAAGAAGATTGAGAACCGGGCAAAGCAGTCGGCCACCAATCTCGAGAAGTCTTTCGCGGGCGCATCCGCCTCGATCTCCGAAAAACTGGAAGGTCTTTTCAAGCCCTTCCTTGCCGGTGGTATTGTCGCCGCTGGCGTTGCAGGCGCGGCGACCGCCGTTAAGGAAATTGCCGACTCCGTTGCCGAAGTGGATCGCGAAGCGCGAAAGGCTGGCGTGTCTTCGAAGGTTTGGCAGCAATGGACCTACGTTGCCAAAGCTACTGGAATGGAAATTGACGGCGTAACCGATGCCTTAAAGGAGCTAAATATTAGAGGCGACGAGTTCGCCCGCACTGGCAAGGGCAGCGCCGAAGAAGCCTTTCAGCGCCTTGGCTACACCGCTGCCGACGTTGCGGAACGTCTCAAAGACCCCAATCGGTTCCTAGATGAGATTATCGGCAAGCTTCAGAAGTTGGACGCAGCGGCACAAACCCGCATCCTTGACGAAGTCTTCGGCGGCACCGGCGCGGAACAGCTGGCCAAGGTTCTCGGTCTTTCAGTCGCCCAAATTCAGAAGCTTCGCAGCGAGGCGGCGACCTTCAGCGAAGAGCAGATAGAAGCGGCCAAGAAGATCGATGCGGAATTTGAAACCCTTTGGCGTAACGTCAGTGTCTATGCCAAGAAGGCCGCAATCAATAGCGTGGGCTATGCCGGGCAGATCATCGATACCCTATCGACCCTGAAGGGCGACAAGCTCATTGCACGCGACCGGGAAGCGGCGACGGACCCGGAAGCGCAGATGAAACGCCTTCTGGATCAGCGCGCCAAGATCGCAGCCCAGATTTCCGACCTCCAAGCCAATCCCTTCGACGTGCTGAAGGCAGGCGAGCTTCGCCAGTTGGAAGCCGCGCTGAAGGCTGTTGACGAGCAGATTGCCGACATTGGCGGCGGCAGCGATGAATTGAAGGCGGCGCTCAGCGAGCTTTCCAACGCCACGCAGTCATTCACGAGGAACCTGACCGCGAATACCAACGCCGCCGCGAACTTCAAGACCGCCCTGGCTGAACTGAAGAGCTTCATTCCGGGCCTGAAGGCTGAGCTTGATACACTCGCCACGACGAGCGGCATTGATGCTGCCTATCAGCGCGCCGTTCAGAACGCTCGGACGATGGGCGAAATAATGAACGCCACAGACATCGCTAACCGCGCCAAGACCGCCTCGCGGTTCGGCAACCATGATAATATCTTGGATCTCGTTGCCAGCGTTGAAAGCGGAGGCGACTACAACGCCACCCTCGATAATGGCCGCTGGACCGGTGGCGCTCAGAACCTCACGGCGATGACGCTTGATCAGGTTCGCGCCCTTCAGCGGCAGATGATCGCCAATTCTGACAATCGCGCCCTGTATGGTGACGGCAAGGGCTCTTCGGCGCTTGGCCGTTACCAGATTACCGGCGCGACCCTCGATAGCCTTATCAAAGAACTTGGCCTGACCGGCGACCGCCTCTTCGATCAGACGACGCAAGACGAGTTGGCGCGCGCCCTTCTCCGTCGTCGCGGCAATGATCCCGATAGCCTTCGCCAAGAATGGACCGGCTTGCGGCGTGTGGATGATTCCACCATTCGCGACACCTTCGCGAACACGCCCACCGCTAAAACCAAGCTCGATCCTACGCCCGGCCAGCAGAAGGCCATCGATCTCGCCAAGCAGCAAGACGAAGCCCGCAAGGGCCTTAACCGCACCGTTCAGGAAGGCTTGGACCTTGCCCGGTTCGAACAGTCGATTTCCAGCATGTCGGCAAGCCAGCAGCGTATTGAGCTTGCCGTCTATCAGGCGCAACAGGAGGCGAAGCGCAACGGCATCACGCTTAGCGATCAGGAACTTTCTAAGATCCGGGAAAAGATCAGCCTGACCGCCCAGCTCGATACCGAGAACAAGAAGGTTTCGGCCTCGTCGCAGGGCCTGAAGAACGCTCAGCAGTATTTCGCGGAGTCCTTCACGTCCTCGCTTTCCGGCCTTCTGACCGGCACCCAATCCCTGAACGGCGCGCTTCAAAACCTGCTTAACTCGCTCGTGGATGCGACCCTACAGGCTGCCTTGCTTGGTAAGGGACCGCTTGCCGGTTTGTTCGGCGGCGGCAGTGGTATCTTCGGATCGATCTTTGGTTTTGCCGATGGCGGTTATACCGGCAGGGGCGGCAAGTATGAACCGGCTGGTGTCGTGCATCGTGGCGAGTATGTCATGAGTGCAGCCGCGACCCGCAAGATTGGCGTTGGGAACCTAGAGGCGTTGCATACCGGTGCGCTGAAAGGTTTTGCCAGCGGCGGCTATGTCGGGCCGAAAGTGACTCCGATCACGGCAGCAAACCAAAACGCGCCGACATTCACGCAAGCGGTCAACATCACGGCACCGGTCACAGTGAACGCCAGTGGCGGAACACCTGCCCAGAATGCCGACCTTGCCAAGCAGGTATCGAAGGAAGTCAATGCATCGCTGCGCGCGGTGGTGATCGATGAGTTGAATCGACAAATGAAGCCTGGAAATATGCTGAGCAGAGGCAGGGGGCGCTAATGCTGACCTTCTATCCTCCTATCGATCCGTCACCCTCTACAGGCCGGAAAGTCGAATTTAAACTCCTGAAAGCCGAATTTGGCGATGGCTATACGGGCATTGCCCGCCAAGGCATCAATCATCGCAGGCGCAAGCTGACGCTCAATTGGGATGTGCTGACCGACGAGCAGGCGGACGAGATCACCGGTTTCCTGAACGAACGTGGCGGCGACGAGACATTTCACTACACCCCGCCACGTGAAGACATGCCGGTTAAGTGGACGTGTGAAACCTACGACGACAACGTTGTTGATGGGGTGCGCCGGATTAGCGCCGAATTCATCCAGAGCTTCCGGCACAGCTAGCCACTCTCGCCAAAGCGCCGCGTCCAAATTGCTATATTGTTTAGAGAAATGAAAAGCCCACCGTTCGCAAGACGGTGGGCTTTGGTATCAACAATCTACCGCTGCTAAAGGTGATTATCTGTGCTTCATTATAGCAATATTCATGCGCAAGAGCATGAAAAATCTCAGCAACTTGAAGATTTCCTCAACAGCCGGCCATCGCGTTATCACCGCGAAGCGGCCAACCCGCGCGAGCTAACCGGCGCTGAATTGAGCATCCTTGCAGAGCTTGAAGCCCTTGGTCTTGATGACGACAACGAGGACCCCGCAAAAGGAAAAATTGCGACAAATGCCGATCCGGCAGAAAGCCTGGTTCCCCTTGCGGCGCAGGGCCTTCCCGTTTCTTCAGAGAACCGTTGTGCAGTAGTAACCAACACACCCCCTATTACCTCCCCTTCACATACCCCCAAGCCCCTATCTGAACGTCTCGCCGCTGCTATCGATCAGAGCACCGCACCGGCATGGAAGCATGCGTCTATAGGGCAGAAGTTCACTCACGCCGCGCATGTAGCTGAAAAGCGCGACGGCTTCGCGTTCACCCTGAACCTATCTTTGAAAGCCCATAAGGCCGCTGTGATCGCGAAAGACCCTGTCCGGCGGTTTAGCCACTACATTAACCGGGAGCTAAAGAGCGCCGGTCTTTCCCAGACACCCTACGCTTTTGTCTTCGAGCTTTCGAAGCTCAAAGAGGACGGCCACCAGAAGCTTCATATCCACGGCGTTGTCATTGCTGACCCGGCTAGAGCCGAAGACCTGAAGGCGGCTCTAGCCGCAGCCGGTGGCATGATGAAGGGCAGAGCAGCGGCGCGGCAAGTCAAGCTCACCAGCCTTTACGATGCTGGTGGTTGGAACGTCTATTTGAAAAAAGACGCCCGGTTAACCGCTGCTCTCTTAGATCGGCGGATGTTTATCAACGCCGATCTCAATCGGTTGACGAATGAGGATTGGGTGGAGCGCCGTGCTAGTTGCAGCCATAAGCGCCGCACGATCCGCTGAAGGAATTGCCGTCGGAATCGGTGCCCGAATAGAAGGTAGTGTTGCCGATCCGCTGCTGATTCATGTTCCAGCTTCCACCATCAGCAGCCCTGCCCTGCGTGTAAGTCGAGTTGCCGTAAGTCTGGGAGTTCTGCGACCAGCTAGACCCCGTTTGCGCGTTATATCCCTGCATGTTTGTAGAGTTACCATATCGCTGAATATTGTAGGTATTGCCATTTGAATCGCTGCATGTGCGGAAAGTGCCACTTCCAAAACAGGAAGCGTTGGCAGCAGTAGAAAGCGCACAGAACGCAGCAAAAGCAATTGTAAGAGATTTCAGCATTATTCACCCCCAAGTTGATGGGGCGATGATAACCGGTGCAACGTGGAATACAATACTCACAATAATGCACGTCACACCTATTTGGTCTATTTCCGGCTCACCTCTCTGGTCGCTTCTTAGAAAGCTTGTGTGCGGATTCTCGCCATAGCCTCAGTTCTCGGAGGATTGGCGGCAGCGCCCTCAGGACCGTTGCGATCGCCGTGATTAGAATTGCTGTGCCTACCGCCGTCATGCTCACGCCATCTGTTTCAACATACCGACAAGTTTACTCCGGCAATGGTTGTCGTGGAAAAGCACAGGTCGATAAGTCACTGATGACTTACTTTTTATTGAATAAAACCAGATACTTAGATCTAATTTTAGGCTTGACGCCGATTCACGAATGACTCATCTGTGGTGCATAACCAACCACCAAGGGCATTCGATCATGCAGACCACATACCTCCCGGACGACGTTTACGAGGCGCTTGTTTCCAAGCTCATGACCGCTTCTCGCGAAAGTCTATTCAACGGTGAGCCGGACTCCGATGAAATCAAAATAGCACTCGGCGAAATCGCCGACATTTGGCCGGAAGCAATCGAGCCGAAGGTGCTTCCCTTCCCGGCACGAGTCCCGCAGGCGGATTGCTATATCGCAATCCAGCACACTCGCCGGAAGGTCGCGGGTGTTCATCACCTGATGGCCTACGCCATCGCCTAACCAGAAGGATCAATCTGAATGTTTGAAGAACCAAAGACCGTCGGGCGCGCGCTCGGCACCACCGCAACCGCCCTTGTTCTCCCGCAGATCGTGGAAGTCGGCAAGACCATCAGCGACGTCAAGGAGCTAGTGCGGCTTCAGGGCGAACGCCTCTTGGCCGCCCAGCCCACCGACGAGCGCGCTCAAGCCATTCACGCCTTAATCGTTGAAGCGCTCGCGATCAGCGAACGCCTTGATCCGTCAGAGCCTGATCAGTTCAGCCAGGACAAGGCAGCGCTACAGGCGCTGTTGATCGCCGATGGCGCGAGGCTTGTGCATTGGGAAGCGGAACAGCATCATGTTCATAACCCCGGCGATGAGGAGGATGATTTTTGACGACAGACAAAAAGAAGCCGACCGACTACAAGCCGAAGCCGCAAAAGGAACCCGTGGACTATAAGTCCATTGGCGATCTTGCTACCAAGCGCTTTCCCAAGGTTCTGAAGGAACTGGCAAAATGAGAGAAGCCCGCCTAACGGCGGGCTCTTCTATTTGGACGTCCGCAGAGTTACCACTATAGCAACGACTGCGAGAACAACCGCAATGATTCCGGCCCAGCCTGCGATCCTTGCCCAGCGAAGAGTGACCTTACCGGCATCGGCCTGTCGCCGTGCGATCTCTCCACGAGCTTTCAACGCTGGTGGGCCGTCGTTCATCCAAGCCAGTTCGCCTAGTTCTGCGTCAGTGAGCTTACGCGCTTGTTCCTCCATCTCCTTGGAGGTTCCCGTCAAGCTTGCCATCGCAGTCACCGTTCCGCAGGAATTACTAAGCGCGTTTCTCGATGACCGCACTCGCCGTTCTGGCAGGTTAGAGTATGTTCCTTCTGGCCCATGACGCCGAAGATCGGATGTGGCTTGATGCTAGTTACCTTCAAGTTGCCAGACTGACATAGCGGGCATGTCTCCCCCGATTTCAGCGCAATGATCTCGGCCGTGAGCTTCTTGATCTCGCCGTCTTTCTCGTGCAGCGCTTCTTTCGCGTCACTCAGCGCGATTTTGATATCAGCCAAGTTTCCGTAAAGCTCAGCCATCTTCGCCTTATAGCCCGCAGAATCCAATTCTCGTTCGAGCTCTCGGAGGTCCTTGGCGAGCTTGATGCTCTGACTGGCGACAGCAAGCGCGCCCATGATGTCCAATGAAAAGCACTCCTCACATTTGGTTGAGCCGCATAATCGCGCTCAAAGTGGCATCATTGACGACCGAAAAGAAACGGAACATATTAAGAACATTAACGGTTATCCCCATTGTCGCAACTAGCATCGAGACATTCCGCCTATTGCCCCTCAACACTCTGCTCATTTGGTGGTTCACTTGCAACCAGAGCGAATCAAAAAACTCACTTACACGTTGCCTAGGGACGCAAGGAATGGTTGCTAAAAAGAATGAAGAAGTCAGCGCGAGCTTTCACTACCTTCTTCGCCAGAGAAAGAATGAAAAAAAAGAGCCAATCGCAGTGCCATTCACTCTTCCTGAATTCGCTGCGTTATTTGCAAGGATGAAGGCGCAAAAGCCTTTTGACCTAACCAATGACGAGGATATTGACAGGTTGCGCTTTCGCGATGAAGCGCCCCTTGAAGATCTCACACAGATGGACGCCCGGACTATAACAGGAACGTTTAAGGTATCTTATTGGGGACACGCTTACCTTAACACCCATAAGGGGCATATCTCCTCTCAGAGCGTAAACCTTCGACCTTTTCACTTTGTCCTTTATCTGTCGGAATCCGGGAAAATCTACATCGGCGCTCAGTATTTGGGTCAGTTCGGCGGTTACGATTTTCTGAGAAAGACGATTTCCAACATGCTGCCCCAAAGCAAGGAAATAGCATCGCTCTCTATCAGGTTAGGCGCGTCTTACTACAAGAACGCCGAGCCTCGTGAGATACGCGTTAATATCGCGAACAAGCCCAGTTCCATTTCACGACGCAGCACGCTAGGCGGCAAGATGATGATTGCTTTCACCCGCGCGGACAAAAACGATCCATTAGTGGAGCGCGTAAAGACAGGTATCATCCCGTTTTTCGGGCACGGGCAAAGCGCGGTAAGGCAAGCTGTTGCAGGCTTGATGAACCAAAGTGACGTCATTGCAGTTAATGACGACGATATCCTTGATTGCACCGTGCTCGCCGACATGAATGGGAAGACCACTACCATCCACATGTTCGAAAACGGCTTTCGCGCCACCCGCGTCACAATCGATGTCGAAGTTGATGACGAAGGGCATCCTTCAAATGCCGAAACCTGTAACGAGATACTTAACACGCTCAATGACCACGTTATAAAAGTCGCAGAGAATGGCTAG